CTCTTAGCTTTTTTAAAATATATTCTTTATTTTTCATTATAAATGCCCCCCTATCTTTAATTTATCACAATCATATCTCCACTCAGACTCTGACTCAGGTTCATTAAAATATGAATTGTTATAAGAATTGGCATCTGAATCTGTACCGAAACCAAACTCATAATCAGCTTCACTAATTGCTTTATCTATTTTCTCATCATAATCTAAATCATTATCCCATAAATAATCATGAAGGTCTTCGGCTTTTATATTGTCTGGAATCTCTATTTCTACCTCTGCAAATTTATGGTAGACTTGTCTAGTTTGAATTTTTACTTTCATAGTTTTTTAGTGTTTTTTAGTGTTTTTTAGTGTTTTTTAGTGTTTTTGCAAATATTTGGCTTGCATATCTCAACGCTAATGGACTTTCTCATGTCAGTTGATAGCTGAACACCTTTGTTTTTTAGCCATACGTTTGTTTGCCTAATTTGCTTCTTTTGTTCTATTCCTAAAAATCTTTTCATATTTAATTAATTTTGATTAGGAAGGAAAAGAGCCACGACAAATAGACTCTTTTTATATAGTTGGTTTCTCCTAACTATAACCTTTTCGGATATTAAATCCTCATCAGCTAATCTTTATTGATATATACCAAATACGTATTCTTCACTAGGTGTAGCAAAAATATGCATACTTATTAAAAATAAGCTAAATATAATTGCAAGAAATACTAATGCACTGATTGTTTCAAAAATTTTAGATTTGTTAAATAGGTTTAAAAATGTTTTCATAGTTGTTAAATTTTAGTTGTTATTATTATTTTATTAATTTATTGTTCATTTGTTTAATTGTTTTAGTTTGTATATTTTACTTTCTAATTGGTCAATATATTTCATGAATGCATCTATATAATATTTGTCATCTCTTTTCAATTCTTCCAATCTTCCTGAGTTAAAATAATTAAATCCGTCATCAACTCTATCTATTAATTTATTGTTCATTTGTTTAATTGTTTTAGTTTATATATTTCATTATCTAAATGCCTAGTATACATATGATCTATTTTATTAAATGGCTTAGATAATTCAAATTTTAAAGCCTGTCTATAAAAGTTTATATCTTTTATTATTGTTCGTTTTGTCATAGTTGTTAAATTTTAGTTGTTATTATTATTTTATGTATTTATTTATATTTTCTTTTATGTCCTTTTTAGCTATTTCAAAATAAATTTTGTCAATATCTTTATCGGTTACATTTATAAAATCATTGAAGTAATTTTGATAAACATTTATAATTAGTTTTAATTGTTCTTTTGTCATAGTTATTAAATTTTAAATTATTATTATCTGTTTTCGTATTCTTCAAAATCTAAGCCTATACACTCACACAAAAAAGCTTCTTCAAACCAAAATAAATCATTTATTTCTGTTTCTGTTGGTTGCTTTTCGTGGTATAGATCCTCTAAAGAAAACTCTATTTCTTTAAGTTCTGAATAATTAAATTGATGTTGTTTTGCTCCGCTCCAAAATTTGAAGCTTGTTAAATTTAAATCTTTTGTGTATTGCATAATATTATTTATTAAGGTTAGTTAATTTAATTGTTTTGTCTTTAATACGTTGCTTTATTTGGTCAGTTGTTAAGCCTAAAAATCTATTTCTATATTTTGAAGTAGTACGGCTATAATCCCAATAAATTGAATCCAATTGTATTAAACCATGATAAGGAACAAAAGCAATCATACTATTGTAACTTTGAAAATACTTTCCTTTGTTAGTTTTGATTAAAAATTGATTAGCGATATTATTACCGCTATCGCTTATTAAATTTGATACTCTTAAATTTTTCATAATGTTTATTTATTTAATTGTTTAATATATCGCTAAGATAAGTAATTATATTTATTAAATGCAAATAAAACGCAAGAAACTTTTAAATAAAATACATTTAACAGAGTAAAAAAAATTAATATTGTCCCCTTGTTTTATTTATGTTTGCTTTTTGGGTGGAGGATATAACGCGAGGGAAGGACACGCGCGCACAAACTCGGAAACTTTGAAGGGCGTGAAACGGTGCGAGGCGTGAACCCTGGGAGCGTAGAGGATACCAACCACCACCACGCGGACCCCCTAGAAAAAACCTAAAAAATCCCACGCAAAAATTATTTTTACAGGCAAGACGGCAGAAAAAAAACACTTTTAATTTTGGGGTGGGTGTGTCGTAATATATATATAACCCATTACCTGTACATATCTAATATTTTTTTGTATCTTTACAATAAATAAAACGTTATGGACGGATTAACAATTAAGAACGGTAGGTTAATAAATAACAGACCTGATGGTATGTCTGGAATAGAGCAAGCCTCTATGTATAGACAGCAAATGAAAAAGCAATATAAAATAGATATGATCGCAGACGGTATCGAAAGAGCTAAGATGCGTGAAGAGGGCCGAAGTTATTTCGGTATGTAAAATACTTTCCCAAGTTAGTTGAGTTTTGGTTAAAAAGAGTAGTGAAATTAGTAGCTGCTCTTTTTTTTTGGGAAAAGGTGTGTATATTTTTTGCGTAAACTATACTGTTTTGTGACAACTTTTAGTGTTTGTGACAACTTGTGACAACTTTTTTTTTAGTTTGTCACTGCTTAACTAATTGATTATTAATTAGTTATATTAAAAAGTGACAGAGTGACAACTTCAAAGTCATTTTATATTTAAAAAAAAATATAGTAATAGCAAAAAAAATAAAAAAAAGAAATAGGGAATAAAAGTTGACACTGTGTCACTTTGTATTTTAAAAGTAAATACATATATTTGTATAAATCTAATTTAATAAAATTGTTATGGAACAAGGATACACCCCAAGGGAGTTACATTTTGACTCAGAGGGAAGAAACAAACTAACTAGCGGAATTGCTAAAATCTCAAAAGCAGTTAAGTCAACACTAGGCCCAAGAGGGCAAACAGTACTAATAGAATCACGTACACACACGCACGGAATCACGGTTACAAAAGATGGAGTTACGGTTGCTAAAGCAATCGACTTATTAGACCCTGTAGAGAACCTTGCGGTAAAGATGATGAAGGAGGCTGCGGATCGTACGGCGACCTCAGCAGGAGACGGTACAACGACTGCTATTGTGCTTACGGAAGCATTAGTGGAGGCTGGTGAGAAATACATAGATAAGTCGGTAAATCCGACGGTTGTGATACGCGAAATCAACAAACACACTTCACACGTAATAAAGAACTTAGAAAAACAGTCTAAAAAATTATCTAAGAAAAGACTGCTTGACGTTGCAACAATTTCATCCAACAATGACAAAGAGATTGGGAAAATAATATACGACACTTATAATAAAGTAGGGCAAGACGGATTAGTTACTGTTGAGAATTCACAGGGTCATACCACGTATAGTGAGGTAACAAAAGGTATTAGAGTTGAAAGAGGGTACACATCGAACTTGTTTGTAAACAATCAAAAGAAAGATGAGTGTGTGCTTGAGAATGTAAAGATACTTGTAGTCGATCAAGAGATCAATAACATACTAAGTATTGAGAAAATATTGAAACCTATTATCAGTAACGGCGACAAACTTCTGATAATTGGAAATTGCCATAACAATGTCGTCAACACACTAGCTGCTAATGTCGTTCGAAATGGATTAAAGATATGTAATATCATGCCTCCTCAGTTTGGTTATAAACAACACGAGCTAATGAGCGACATTGCTCTAGCGGTAGGTGCAAAATATTTCAGTGACAAGACTGGTGATGACTTATCTCTAATTAGTATGGAAGACTTAGGTCATGCCGCTAAAGTAATTGTAGGTAGAGACAATACTATTATAATACGTAACCAAGATGATGTTGCAGAAATACCACAAAGAGTTGAAGAACTTTGGGGTCAACATAAAAACACGAAAGTTAAATCAGAAAAAGATTTTATCCTGCAACGTATCGCTAGTCTAAGCGGAGGCATAGGTGTTATATATGTAGGAGGGAACTCTGATGTAGAGCAAAAAGAAAAATTTGACCGCGTTGATGACGCGGTGTGCGCGGTAAGATCCGCGCTTGAGGAAGGTATTGTCGCTGGAGGTGGAGTACCATTACTTAAGATATCTAAAGACCTTCAAACAAATGTAAATAATGCAGAAGAAAAAGTAGCTCTACAAATATTGAAAGATGCGTTGTCAGTTCCATGTAAACAAATTTTAATAAATGCAGGTGAAGATCAAGATAGTATTATAAAATTCATACTAGATGATAAAAGAGGTTATGATGTAAAGAACCAAAAGTTTGGAGATATGTATAAGATGGGTGTAATAGATCCATTAAAGGTTACAAAGAACGCACTTATAAACGCTGTTTCTGTAGCAACTACTATTCTAAGTACAAATGCTATTATAACATTAGCACGTTCATACGATAATAAACAATAATATGTCAAAAGATAATAGAGTTCCTCATTATTATGTAGGAACCAATAAAAAAAGAAACTATCAAGCTAGATATGTTGTTTCAGATTTTGATTGCACTTACAATATAGGGACAGCAGTTACATATTGTTTGCGTAGTTCAAGAAAGCATGAGACTCCAGTAGAAGATTTGTATAAGGCAATAGCGCATTTAGAATTTGAAATAGAAAGATTAAAAGAAAAAAAATAATATGAAGCCCGTAAATAAATATATAATAGTGAGAGAAACTATAGAAGAATATAAAACAGACTCAGGATTGCTTTTATCTTCTCAAGATGTAGATGCCTATAGATATAAAAAAGGTATAGTATTAAAAGTAGGAAATAACGTAGAGGTTATAAATGAAGATAACCATATCTATTATGATAAAGCTGCAGGACACAAAATTTTATTAAAAGACGAACCGCTTACAATTATTCAGGAGCGTGATGTTGTAGTTGTTTTGTAGTTTCGTTTAATTTCTTAATTGCGTTTCTATATACTTTGTCAGTATATGATACATTTTTATTAAACAAAGGATTTCTTTCAGATATTTCTTCTCCGTTTAGTTTTTTGTATATAGTATCTATGATACGTCTTGTTTTATATGTAAGCTCATATAGGGTCGCTTGTTTTCCACTGCGCTTTCTCCATACATGAATCCATCCGTCTCTAAGCATTCTATCAAACCTGTTGATGTCCCAAGACATAAGCTCTTCATATTCTTTGAAATCTGTTTTTTTAAATAGTTGTTCACTATACAAAAACAATAACATCTCCAAATCAGGAGTTGTAAGTCCATACTTTGCCTTTACCCAATATCTAATAACTCTCCAGTATTTTAAATAGTCATTAGTAGGCTCTTTTCTGTCGTAATTGTTTCTTATAGTAGATTTAATAGTTATCAAGATTTATAGTAGATTTAAAATGTTTTAATACAGCACATTTTTCATATTCTTCTTTTTCTTCAAAATAAGTTATCATATGATCTATGTCTTCTTCATCTATGTATTCTTTGGTAGGATCAAAAGGTAAAATAATTTCATCAAGGAATAAGGCAATCTGCTCAAATGAATTTTCTCCAGTAAGAATACTATATCCTACACACATTCCATCGTCGTAAGTTTGCAGAAAATCATCCATAAAATAATTGTTATCTTTGTAAAGATATTAATAATTTTAAAATTTAAAAAATGAAACAAGGTTATAACGACAGACTCGACGAGTCAATAGGAGCGAGAGATGGAAAAAAATCTCAATCTATGAAAGACAGAAGAGATGAGAGTAAAGGAATGTCTAAAAAAATGTATGGTCACGCATACGGTGCAGACAAAGGAATGTCATACAGACATAAAATTCCTGCACACGTACACAACGTAAAAGGACACCTATCTTCTTTAATTAAGAAGTAATGGCGGGAGGTTTTATTCAGAAAGCTTTTGCTAATGCAAAGAAAAAAGGAACACTAGGAAAGTGTTCTGGAAAAAAATTAGGAAGTAAATCGTGTCCTAAAGGGTCAAAAGCATATAATTTTGCTATGACATTAAAAAAACTTAGAAAAAAGAAATAATAATGGGAAAACTATTTGTTAAATTTGGATTGTGGATTCAACACATCTGGAATAAATTATTATGTATATGGAACAATTTGCTAGTAAAACTTACTGTGCAGGTACATGATTGTCCAAATAAACTTTGTAAGTGTAAAAAATAAATGAGATCAAGAGGATTAGGAGATACTGTTCATAAAGCGGCAAAATTAATTGGAGCTGACAAGGTAGCTAAGGCTTATGAAAAAGTTACAGGCAAGCCGTGTGGCTGTCAAGAAAGACGCGACGGACTAAACAGACTTCATCCTTATAAATATAATAAATAAAAAAAATGGCATATCAAAAATTACAAGCATATAGAGCAGCGGCCGTAACACCTAGTGATACAGATAATATTCCTTCAGTATCATCGGCAACGGGAAAAAGTTTCGGGTGCGTTTTATATATAGGAACAGCAGGTAATATAAAAGTAGAAACTGTCGGAGGAGATGAAGTTACTTTTGTAGGTATCAATACAGGAGCTTTTATTCCTGTGCAAGTCAAGAAAGTGTTTGCAACAGGCACTACTGCGTCGAACATATTAGCACTCTGGTAAAATGCCTTTACAGATCTGTATAGCTAATATTATAGGCAGAAACATACAACCAGGATTTCCTCCTCCAGGTAGTGATGAGATTATAACGCAACAATCTATTCAAATGGTAGATGAAGCAACTAGTGAAGATTTAATAACAGAATAACATGGCAATAAAATTCTCTCAATTTGTAGTACAAACTAACGCTTCTGCATTGAGTCACATTGTAGGATATAATGGGGCAGACAATATTCAAATAACACCAGCTGATTTCATAAATTCATTTGTACCGGGAGGCCCATTCTTACCACTAGCCGGTGGAACTATGACTGGTAATTTAAGAATAAATGACGGTGTTAGATTCCAAGCAGGTTCAAGTGGAGATTTTAATATTAGACATAACGGTGTAGACACATTTCAAGAAAACGAGACAGGTGATTTATACATAAGAAATAATTCTAATGACAAAAATATAATATTTCAATCAGATAACGGTTCTGGATCTACAACTACTTATATGACAGTTGATGGCGCTAATATTAGAACAAAATTTTCAAAAAACACAATTCATACTGATAATATTAAAGCTAATTTTGGTAACGGTTCTGACTTACAAATCTATCACGATGGAAATAATTCTTTTATTAGAGATATAACAGGTACTGGAGATTTAAAAGTTGATTCTAATAGGCTTTGGATTCGATCTTCTATTGGTGAAACAATGGGGAGATTTACTGAGAATGGATCCGCTGAATTATATTATGACAATGTTTTACGTCTTTCAACTACAAATACAGGAGCAGAAGTGTCTGGTGATTTAGTTGTAACAGGAACAATTACAGGAAGTGGTGGCTCGTTCTTACCTTTAACAGGTGGAACCATGACTGGTGATATAGACTTTAACGACGGTATAGAAGCAAGGTTTGGTAATAGTCAAGATTTAACAATACAATCTGTAGGAGATGAAAGTTATATTCAAAATTACACAGGAAATTTAAACATCGTGCAAAACGCAGATGACAAAAATATAATATTCAAATCAGATAACGGTTCAGGTGGTGCAACTGAATATATAACAGTTGATGGCGCTAATATTAGAACAAAATTTTCAAAAAACACAATTCATCTTGATAGTATTAAAGCTAATTTTGGTAACGGTTCTGACTTGCAGATTTACCACGATAATTCAAACAACTATATACAAGGCGTTAATGGTGATATGTATATACAAAATGGAGCTGATGATAAAGATATTATATTTAGATCAGACGATGGCGCTGGGGGTCAAACAGAGTATTTTAGATTAGATGGTAGTCTAGCTTATGGAGCCGGTCCATATGTATATACTGTATTTCCAGATAATAGTAGATTAACTTTAGGTAGTGGAACTGATTTTAGATTATGGCATAGCGGTACTCAATCTTATATACAAAATTATACAGGTGATTTAAATATTTCAGCAAATTTAGCTGATAAAGATATTAAATTCTTTGCTGATGACGGATCTGGTGGAACCACTGAATACTTTAGATTAGATGGTGGTATAGTAAGAACTATATTTTCTAAAAACATAGGTTTTGAAGATGATGTTAGAGCAATATTTGGTGCTAGTAATGATCTTCAAATATATCACGAAGGTACAGATTCTATAATACAAAATTATACAGGAAGTGTTTATGTTGATAATAATGCTGATGACCAAGATATTGTATTTAGATGTGATAATGGTTCTGGTGGTATAACTGAATACTTTAGAGTTGATGGTTCAAGTGAAAAAACAATATTTTCAAAAGAAGTTTTATTAAATGATGGTGTTTTTTTAAAACTTGGTGGTGGTGAAGATTTACAAATATATCACGAT